GAACCTTCAATTAATGTTTTAACTGAACCATAAAAAATATCATCGGTTGGGTATCCATTTACACCTAAAGTATATCCTGTGTAAATTACACTAGATGTTGAATAAGTTCCAGCAGTAACACTAAGAGTGTATATCGCATTATTTAAAACACAATTTGTAAATCCTGACGTTAAGTCATAAAACCCTTCATTTAACATTTGTTTAGGTCCTGTATTTACAATCACCGGATTGTCACCCAACGTTAAATCACCACTACAAACACTATAAGTACCTGAACCATTATAAGTATTAATCCCTGAAAGACCAATTTCTTTTAATTTTGAACATTGATTTGAATCAACAACTCTAAGTGAATACGTTCCCGCCGATAAATTATTTATGGTCATACCAGTTTCACCATTTGACCATATAAAATCAAAAGGGGGTTGACCCTCTAAAACATATGCCGATATACTACCATTAGAATCCACAGCTAAATCACTACCTAATAAATGGAAATCCACATTTGACGAATTATCAATTGTGAATGGTGTTGATTGATAACATTTAGAACTATCAACAACACTAGCCAAATAATTTCCTGACGTTAAATTGTTAAAAGTATATGAAGTCACTGAAGTTGTTATTACTTGTGAATTTATACTGTAAGTGTAAGGTGGTGTACCTCCACTAGTAATGTATAAATTTACACTCCCATCATTTCCACCACAAGTAGTTCCTGTAGTAGATACCGTTAAACTAAATAGGACATCGTTATTTATCGTATAAGTATTTGAATAGGTACAAGAACCTAAATCAGTTACACTTAATGTATAAGCCCCTGATGATAAGTTTTGGAATTTCCAAATATTACTATTCACAATATTTGTTTTTACATTACCATCTGAATCTGTTAATGTATAGGTATAAGGTGGAGTTCCTCCCAATACGGTTATTGGACCTAATACACCTGATAAGTCATTACATTTCGAATTTGTTTTATTAACCGACACACTCGATATTCCCGCAGGTGTTAATAATGTTGTTGATGAACTTGCTTTACACAATCCAGCATCAGTTACCTCAACAGTAAATCCACCTGGTGATAAACTTGTAAAAACAACATTTCTATCAAATGTTATAACTGATTCACCATTAGACGCCAAATAGTAGAATGGCGCTGTACCATCTACAACAACCACACTTACCTCACCATCAGCAGTAAAACAACTTGGTTGAGTCACATACAACGAACCTATTGATATTGGTTTTACCAAATTAACATTAGCACTTTTAGACACACCACAACCACTACTATCCGTAACAGTAACATTATATGTCCCTTCAGTTAATCCAGATATAGAATTACTAATCCCACCATTTGACCATAAGTAAGTATATGGGGGATTACCCGTTAAACCACTTACAAATATTTTACCCGAATTTGTGGTACAACCCGCATCATCAACAACAAACAAATCGTAATTAATAGTTGTTGAGGTTTTTACAATACAAGTTTCTGATTTACCTGTACATCCCCCACCATCATTAGCAATCACATAGTATGTTCCCGCACTTAATGATGTAAATTGAGTAACATTTGAATATGGCGATGATGTTGCAATTAACCCATATGTATTCTCATATAAAGAGAATGTCGCATTTCCGTAAGAGTATGTTGTAGAGGCAGTTATTGACCCATTATTTAACCCACATAAAGTATCTGTATGACTATCTATTGTTGTACAAGTACCACTAGAAATTAAAACATTTATTGGTAATACGGTATTAGGAGAACAACTATCAATTATATTAAATGTATAAGTTCCCGCAGTTAAAAATAGTTTTTCATAACTTGTTACACCAAAACCAAGAGGTATAACATCAGTAATTGGGGTTACCCATTGTATTGTATATGGTGAAGATGACCCTGATATATCAAGAGTAAACCCACCTGCAAAAGAGTTAGTACAATCACCTGTTATACTAATATTATATGTTAAATTACACGCCATTTTTATGAACAACTAATTGTAAAGTTTATTCCTACATCTATTTTTATATTCCAACCTAAATCTTTATCAGCACAGTTTGTATTAAATATAGTTACGGTGGTATTTGTTGCATTAAAATAATAATCAAGACCTCTTGGGAGTAAACTATCTAAAGAATATCTTAAAGATGTCACCCATTGTTGGTTAGTTGGAGCACTTAAAGTTGAATTAACACCTACACCGTCAAAGAACAAATTACTAATTATTAAAACATCGTTAAAAGTAATATTTACATACCACTGTGATATCACACTAGTACTAACACAATCCACTAACTCATTATTTGTCGTATAATTACTAATAACAGAATTTAAAACCCCATTAAAATTAGACACCTTACCTCCAAACGGATAAACATCACATTCTTTTGATTGACGTGGACAATCGTGATTATATATTGTAGTTGTTAATTCACAAGGTTTACAAACAACAGGTATAAATTGACAACCTCTTTGTCTTCTCCAAACAAACTTTTGTCTGTGAAATATTGAGTTTTCTAATTTAACACCCGTATTCCAAATAGTACTTGCCGGCATCATTTGTTCAACCAAACGAATCCAATAATCACCCATACCCTCAACATATTTTGTCATAGTGTCATAAGTAAAATTATCATTAGCGATACCTACAATATTCTCAGATTCTAAGTATCTCCAATAGATTGATTGTAATGTTGGATAACCACTTGTTTTTCCGTCAGTGGCAAATTGTCTATTTCTAACATTAATAGTATTTTTCCAAAATGTTTGAGCAAATTCAAAGAATGATTTATTTTTTGGCTGTGGATTAATCACCGTCCAATCCACATCCCCTTTACTTGGATATATCGAAACCGGATTAGGGTCACAATATGTTGGTGGAACATAATTTAATCCTTCATTAGGGATTGGATAATTATATTGATTTGACATAGTCCAAACATCATATAATAATCCTTGAGCAGGATTTAGAAACAAATCAACATTTTTAACATTAATAACTAAATTATCGCTATCAGCATTATAAAATGAATCAAAACCACCATCAAAATTAGACCTAAGGCCTATTTCAGTATCAACCCAACTCTTATTATTATCAACCACCGGTTTTAAATTAAACCCTAATGTTGTATATGGTAATTGTCTATAAACATTTAAGAAATCTTGACCATAACTATATGGTGTTAATTTAGTTTGATAGTTAGGGTTAGACCCCGTAAACACACTATTTGTTAAATCAACCTGTTCTAATGACCTGTGTTTAGGTGTTGATTCAAACCAACCACTACCCATTTGAAAGAAATAAGAATCTGTATTTGCCGGAGATTTTGGATATCCAAATTTATCAATAGGATAATCCGAAAGAGTTACATTTGAATCCGTTAATTGAGTTGTTGTTGTAAACCCACTATATTTAATATTTTGAATTTTAAAAGTATATGACGGGTCAATAACTGGAACACTCTTTGAGTATGTACCTCCAGAAATATTAGCAAATTGAGTATTAAACTCATTTATATTAATTTTTTGGTCGGCTAAATAAACATATTCATTAAACTCAACCAAAGCGTCAGGAGCACCAATCATTCTCATTAAGGTCTCAATTGATTTTCTAGTTCCTTTTGATTTAAAAAGATACGCAGAATTAAGAATTAAATTATTATAATAATTGTAATTTAACTCATCCGGAGTTTGAGCTTGAGCAACACCTGTAAATGAGGACTCATCATTATTTTTTTGCCCAAAAATAGAATTTAAAAAATCATCATTAGATATTGGAGTAATATTTGTCGCCCACCCTAATGTTTGAGCTAAATTTTTTAATAACTGAGATGGAATATCATTACCCGAATTATAATTAACTGAGTTCATATAGGCTAAAGCATTTATGAATTTTTTAGTTTCATCAAAACTTCTACCGTATATTTGTAACACTTTTTGCACCTTTTGGTCTGTAGTGTCAAATTCTCTAAACGAATCTGTTGTTAAAAATCTTGATACAAGGTTTGTTTGGTAACTATCAAAAGAGGCACTAATGTCGTTTAATGTGGTTAAATAAACCGTAAAAGCATTTGTTAAAATATCCAAATTCCAATTACCATACAAAGGCCAAGTAACATTCTCATTATTAATATAATACGCACCATCATCGGTCTCCATCGGAACTTTAAAAGTCGCAGTATATATTGGAGTTATATCTCGATTTAATAAAAATCTCTGAACCTCATCTAATTTAACACTAAAAACCGCATTAACTTCGTGGTCATTTGGTCTAACAACAATATCATCAGTTGTACTTGTATTACCCAAAAACGGATTACCATTTACATAAATTTTGAGAGTTCCGGAAGATGTTGTATCTGTTGGCACAATCTGAACAACATTGTAACCTACACCATTATAATACAACGAATACTTACCATATTGAGTTGTCATATTACGTAACTCAGAAACTTGTATTTCTCTTAATTGTAAATTTCTTGTTGCATTAACCGAAAAATCAATGTCAAACGGATTTCTAATTCTACTAACAATTAAATCAAAACTAGTTTCTTTTGTAATCTCGTTATAAACTATATTTGTTGCAGTATCACCTGTTTTATAGTTTTCAGACATAAATGTTACCTCTAAAGCCGCAGGGAAATTACTAATAATTGTTTCAATAGATGTTGAAATTCTTTTAACCATTGACCCATAAGTCGTAAAATTAGTAACCTGAGTTAAATCAAAATTCGGATAAACTTTAAAGTTGTTTTCAAACACCGCTTTTGATTGGTCGATACTTGAAAGTCCCAACCCCTCTAAATTTACAGGACTTGAGAATGTTCCCGTTGAGAATGTTCTATTAACTTTTTCAGTTAAAGATGTTGTAAACTCAAAATTACCTTGCGTTAACCCTCCTCCAGTAACTAATTGGAATCCAACTGAATTATCTGAAAAAGTACCCGCTCCTGTTGCCGGTTGTGGTGGACAAGTAAAATTTTTATTTGTCATTATTGTGTTATATTTGTAAAGTTTTTACTAAAATCAATATTATTCCCTCTATCTTGTCTAACTTCATATAATAAATGATTAAATTGGTCTCTTATTTCATACAAGTTGTATTGTTTGTAAATGTTATAACTGTTATCGTAATATGTGTAGATACCATCATCAATAGATTTAGTTTGATTACCATAAATACCAATTGCCAATGTTGATATGTCGTGTTCCGCAATCTCAATATCTAAACTAATAGGATTAAAGAATGTATTCGTTATTATAATATTTTGATTTGGCTGTCCAATATAAGGTGTCGCATTTGGATTATTTGTTGGTGCCGAAGATGGTGATACCGTACAAAACAATAAATTTGTATTGTTGTTTGTATAACGATATCTAATTGCCTTTTGTGACGAATTAGTTAAATTTTGAACAACTGGTTCACAAAAGAATGATGATGTAATTAACCTAAAGAAATTAGGTATTTTTGTACCATCCGAGTTTAAATATTCAATTCTAAACCCAACTAAACCTTGGCTAACAAATTTGTTTCTATAGTTTGACGGAACCGAATTTAAATCAATCACTAAACCTTTAACATTAGGTAATGAGGATAACACCCCACAATCTAATATAGTGGTTCTAATTTGAGCAGGTCTAAGAAATAAGGTATATATACCTATTTTGTTAAATTGTTCTGCCGGTAATCTTAAATTGTATAACCCACCCAATATTTCAATGTTAGAGTTAACCCCTGTCGCGTCATTATTGTAATAAGGTGTTAATACAGATAACGCATCCAACTTTGTTAAAACAAAATTGTTTGTCTCATCCCTTGTTGGGGTAAAATTTAATATTATCTCAACATCCTCAGGACTTACGTCTGCGGGTCTTATAGTGCCATATGTTCCAACCGCCATTTTATTTATTTATTAATATTTTATTACTTTTTTTTATATTATCCTCAGCCCATAATGGTTGAAGATTTGTGTAATGACAAAGTTTGTAAACTTCGTCCTCATTTTTTGCCGAAGACAATGGAATTATGTGGTCAATATGCCATTTACCATAGTTATCCCAACTCATACCATCAGTAAATCGAAATTCTAAATGTTCTTTAAGAAATTCCGGTGTACAACCTACAATATCAAAAGTTTTATTGTTTTTTGTTAAGTTATTTATTTTTAAAAATTTACCTATTCGTTTTCTAACGTTAAAACTTATTTTAAATATTGGGTCGGAATTTCTCTTATTAACCATATATTGATTATATTTATCCACATTTTTACTTCTCCATTTTAACGAGTGTTGAACGGATTTTTCCCTATTTTTACTTCTCCATTTTTTTAAGGAGATATTAACTTTATCATTATTCTCTTTATTCCACGTTTTAATATATTCAGGATTGTTATTATACCTATCCTGACTATATTTACGATATTTTTCAATATTATTTAAATATTTTATTCTATCATATTCTTTAACACAAAGTTTACAAGAACCTCTACCTTTATTAAACTCACAATTTTCTTTTTCTATTTTACATTTTGTACAAACTTTCATATCCATAAATATCAAAATAACTAATTTATGTTGTAGCGTTTATTATATTAAAAAATTTATATCCATACTTTTCTAAACTACCAATATTATTAACTTCACCAAGTCGTTCTATACTCTCTAACGCCGAATTTTTTCCCCGTTCAATGAACACATTGCTTTGTACTTCTGCTTCATCAATTATTCCTAATAATAGCTCATTTTTTACAATTGGTTGACAAACTACCGTATCAGTGGTCAAACCTGAGGATTCAGCAATGAAAAGTGTTGTACCATTATTATAATCATAGTAGGTAATATCGTTAATTGTATAGGCAGTATATAACCCACCATCAAACACTCCCAAATATCTACCAATAAATCCAGTGTTTCCGGTTATATCATATGTAGTTACCGAATAAGGTGTAGGTCCATATTGTTTTAAATCAGTTAATGATGATGTTGTATATCCTGTAATTAAAAAAGGTACCGTTGTAAATTGAGTAATATCTTGAGTTGTTGAATCACAGTTACTATCACCACTGAATATATAATCATAAGGAACTAATATACCATTCCAATTACCCCCCATAGGAGTAAAGAATGCCTCACCTTTCGGATTAGATATTGTTGTTCCTGTAAACGGAAGTTGAACTGTTTTAGTTATTGTATTTGTACCCCAAGGACTAAGACCTGTTAATGTAATCTGAGTTTCACCTGTTACCGTATAATCGTGATGTATTTGAGCGGTTGATGTTATAGGTTCAGGTAATGAACCATCCCCCCAATCAACCTTATAGGTCGAAAACTGTAAGTATTTCTTAAATTCAACATCTGATGTATTATAAAAATAAACTCTTTGGGATTCTAAAGTTGTTGCTGAGAATAAAAAATTTAACATAGTATCCTTCTGTAAAATCATACCATCAAATACTGAATAATACCCAACATCAACTGTATTTTCTGTAAGTAAAATCGGTATAGTTAAACCTGTTAATAACGAACTTCCACCTGTACCACCCGACAATACACTAGTCATAGATGAATAAACGTAGGTTGAACCCGTCACTTTTATTTCTATGGGTTTTGATTTAAGAACACAACATTCCTTAACATAAGATGTCCCTGTAATTGTTGCTCCGTTATAATTAACTTTAAATATATCCCCACTAATTACACCAGGAGAAATCTTAATACTATAATTTTTATCTACCATAATTAAGGGTTAATATATTCATACCATTTTATGGAACTTGTAGTTCCAACTCTATTACCTCCAATGTCAAATATTTTATAAGTGTAATCGGTATAATCCAATACAACTTTATAATAAAAATAATCTTCCGGTTTAAATTGAAATAACGACGGAACTAAAGCTTGTGGTGTTGTCATCATTTTAACAAAAATTCCCAATCTAGCATCAAAAAATTTAGCCGTCATATAAAAAGTTTCCGTAGTACCCTCAGGGTTAGGATTTATATTTAAAAATTTCTTTTTTCTTAACCAATATAAAAAGAACCCTTCTTTATCTCCAACATAATCTAATTTAAATGAAGGTATTTTAATGTTTACTGGTGGGGTTAAAGAGGATGTTATTCCTGTAACAGAGTAACCCTGTTGAACAGGAATAATCACTGTAAAATAATTGGTTTGAGTTGTAGCATCTTTAGTATCATAAAAATCCAATTTAAAAAATGATTTTGTAAAAGGTTTTACATAATAGTAAATGTCATAGGTTGTGAAACCTTCCGGAATATAACTAGTAACCCAATCAGTTGGAAGTGCTGTTTTTACATCCGAAGATGGATTTGGAGGAACAGTTGGGACTAAAACACCATCATCATTTTCTTTTAATACACTGAAAAAATGAAAGTCATAATTTACATCTGTTTTAGTATCATTAGTATGTGATGCGTGAGCGAATCTTAAAATTTCAAAATCATCCGCAACGCCTGTAACTTTTTCAACAGCATATTGTTGATATTCATCAACAGCATCCGTTCTACCTAAAAAATCCCATTTGATTTCTACAGGTAGATTAATATATTTGTCGTTACCTTTAGGTAATGTAAATTTAAATTTATTATTCACAAGCGTCATTTTTAGGTTCCGCAGCACCGTAAAGTGTCGCGTAATAGTGCATATCAGCCTCTTTATAAGTAGTTCCTTCAGGTATTATTCTAAAAATAAAATTACCATAAGGATAATGCGTGTTATTTAAAAATGGGTAATTCACCCCATTACCTTCAGCATCTTTAAATCCATATTCATAGATATCTCTCCATATGAATGAATTATAAGTTGTTGAAAAGTATGAATAATCCGGGATATCAGCAGTATTTTTAATATCACCCGTTTCAATATAATCTGAGAAAACTCTAATCGTCATTTTTCTATGTGGTCTATAATAATACCCATATCGACCTAATTCAGGAGTATCAATATGTGCAACATTAGGTACTTGAAACACATTTTTATTATACGTTACTTTATGATAAATCTCACTTAATAACCTTTCTTTTTGCTCAAAATTATTCCATTCATAAAAATCACCATCAATTGTATCACCACTTTGAAGTGACCTAACATAATTAAACTGAATTGTACCTGGAGGTTTAATCGTCAGATTCCGACGAAGGTAATCCGGTCTTATATAATTATCAATAGGAAAACTAGTGTTTGATATGGTATTTTTCCATAAAGGATTAACTCTATCATTATTTAATGGTAGATTAAAATCAAAACCTTCTTTTATTTTATCCCCATTATTTAACATTAATCCAAAATAACCCTTCCACATTGTGGTAACATATAACTCACTAATAGGTCTTTTATGATTATCTCTTAACATACTAACATCAATATCCTTATTAAAGGATAATGAATATGATTTAGCACCTTCCTTATATGAAACTCGGCTAATATTATTAGGTGTGTAACCATAACTTTCAAATTGTTTTTTGTCTCCAAACACATTTTGTTCAAAACCTGCATTGGTCAAAACCGCATCATCAACATTTGTTATTATTTTATGTTTTACAACGTAATATTCAGATATAGTGTCATCAGGGTTTTCATTATTAATAATTCGTTTAAAATTACCATAATCGTCATCACTAAATGGATTAGGGTCAAAACCAATATTAAATATGTTAAAAACATACTCATCATATCCTGGTAACCCATTCCCTAATGAATATACTTGAAAGGTATCTTCAAAAGAACTATTTTTATCTTTAATTTTAACATATTCACCAACTGACAATCCGTGTTTCACTGGACATCTGAATCTAATTACTCTATAACCATTAACTGATAAATCATTACTATTACCATCAGTTATATTTAAAATGTAAGGTATTCCTTCGGACGCCAAAAATTGATTAGAACTAAATGTAATACTATCATAATAATATAGAGGTTTACCCGGTAGATTTAAATAAGGATAACTAATGAAATGATTCCAATTATATGTCGAAGCACTTTTAGTCACAAAATTTACGTGAACCATACCATTACTATCCTCTGTAGTATATCCCGAAACATTATAATCATTCCTTACAAAATCAAATTCACTATATTGTGGATATCCTTCCCACTTAATATCATCAGGATTTGTATTACATTGTTGAACTGCGTTTGCCGCTGAATTAGTATAATATAAATTATTCTCTAATGGGGGATAATTACAATAACCTGAGTACGCATTCTCAAAAATTAACGCAAATTTACATACAGGTCTAAACACTGTAGATTTTTCTCGTTCATCGTGAAATAATTGAGCCAAGTTAATATCAATACTTCTATCAAACTCTTGTAAAGTTTTTGCAGTTTGAACTAAAGGTGTTGGTATTGATAAATTAGTATTCGTTGCCGTTTTATAACGCAAGGAACCTAAAACTATTCTTATGTCATCTCTATTACCCATATTATGATACTATTGTTTCTGTATTAACCCATTTACTTCTGAACCTATCAAATGATGACGCTCCTCGTTTTAACCCAAAATAAAAATAAAAAGGAGCTCCAACAGTAACCATTTGAACCTCTTCATTATTTCCAGGATTTTTTATCCAAGCCGATGGAGCGGCAATTAATTCACCGTTACCATCAACAGCGTATATATACCCTTTATCATCCGAAACAGTAATTCCATTATTTCTAAAGTATCTTGAATTAACATCTAATCTATCTAATGATTGATATTTTGATGAATAGATTATATTACCACTTTCCCACCAAGTATTATTCTCATTACCAAAAATACTAGCGGTATCAGTTATTAACCATTGAGATAATGGAACTTCTTGAGAATAAACCGGAAAATTACTAAAAGCACAAATTTGATTAGTAATTAAAGCTTGAGAATCCACAATTGTTCTTTTAGGTGTTACAAAATCTCTAATTTGAGTGTCTGATGAAAAGAAAATACCTATTTCACCATTACACCCAATAAATATTGGATTTTGTTTACCATCAGGAGCATCCGGATAATTTGTCGACTGAAATGCCGCAACACCTAATTCAGAATTAATAGATATTAATTGAGAATAATCACCGTCAAATTTTAAATTGTTTCTATCATCATCTTGATTAAAATATGCCATAATATTTATTGACCCAAGTAAATTTGTTAAAAAATTATTATCTAAAAATCGACTAATAATAAATAAATTAAGTATTTCATCTACGTGCGAAAAAGTTGATGAATTTAATTTATTAACAATATAACCATCATATTCGTCAGACATTACAAGTTCTTGTAAGAAATAACTTCTAGGTCCTAAATCCATCATAGTAGTCGGAAATTTTATACCATCATCACTTGAAAATTTGTTAGAACTTGGGTCATATGGTGTACATCTATAATAAAAGTTTTGACTACTTGTGTTTTGTATTACAACCTTACTAGGATATTTATATTTTGGTGAGTTTGGTGGATTATGTGTTGGCCCATAAAATCCATTCACCTCATTTTTAAATGACATAGCATATAAATTACCATTAACCCAATTATTATTAAAAGTATGTGAGAAAACATTCCTACAAGCACCTAACATAACCATATTTCTGGCAATCCATTCCGCCATCATTGCCCAATCTTGTAATAACGATAAAAACATTACCGTTACAAAATAATAACAACCCTTATTAAATTTTAATTTACCAAAAATTCCTTTTTGTTTACCGTGGTCAATATCAACGACACCATTACAAGCACCCGCACCATTATTTGGATAAACCTGTTTTGGTTGATTATAACATTCCAAATTAACCGACCCTTCACAAGTAAATGTGGTAAACAATCCATTAATATGAATTGAATTAGCTAAATCTTCTTTTATGTTTGCCGCCACACCACTACCTTGCGTCCCACTATTACCCTGAGTAGATGATATACCAACAACACCCTTTTCAGGTATTAAATAAACTTGTAAGTTTTCATTTTTTTGTAACGGCCAAGAATTACAACAATATTCTTCAGGTACTGTTGAGGTTGGTAACCTATCACCTCTCATTATTCTTACTTTACCTGAAATAGTATTACTACTAAAATTTAATGTATTTCCTGTCGAATGGTATGTTGGTGAATAAAAATACGTTTTTATTGTTTCTGATAGAGATGAACCTGCTTTGTGACCACTACCATGACATAATCCAGACGAATCTGTATAACACCAAGAACTAGCTTTAGTAAAATACCCAACCATTGACATAATGGAACCTCCCTCAACAATCTCATTTGGTATATACCCCTGATTATTACCATTTATATTATAATTACCATTAAAATAAAGGTAATATAAATCACCATCGTCTCTACAATCATTCCAACAATCACCACCAGTAAAATAATCACTAGAATACGCTGAGTTAATAAGTTGTGTAAATCTATTACTTGATAATACGGATATCCCATTAGGATTGTTCACATTTCCAGCAACAGATACAGGTGGATTAGCGGTCGTACCATTAGTACAAGCCGGAGTGAAAGAACCAGACCTTTTATCTAATGACGAATAATAACTAATTAAATTAGAATTAAACCCATTATATCCTGCTGATATTAATGTAAAAGTTGTACCAGTACTCATATCATCATTATACGTTATAGTATTTCCTGAAATATCTAATGGTTGAGGTGTAAATGAAAATGAATCGTAATATAATGGAGTATTAGAATAAAAAATATCATTATCGTTTGAATTACCTGCGGTAACCCCATTTATTGTTATTTCAGGAAAATCACTCGATAAATGACTAACATTTTTAAAACCACCTTGAATAGGGATATTCATCCTACATTTTGTTGGAACTTTAATTGCGTCCGTATCATTAAACCCAAAAAGCCTACCTAACCCATATTCAATATCTATCTTATCGGTATAAGGGTCAACACCTCGATTTAAGATTATAACACCCATTAAATTTTTATTTTTAATTGAGTCAATTGGTCTTAAGTAATACGGTGTTGGGTCAGCATTACCATATTCAAGTTCATTCGATATGTTAAATAATGTGGTAACATTTCTAATATATCTCTCATTTAACGAACCACTTATTGGTGAAGTACTACATAATGAAGTAAATGTATCATAAGTCATACCTGTAATAACTTGAAAATATTCAACATCTGTTGGATATCGATAAAGATAGTTATACTTAGTATTACCGGTTAAATTAACAGTATATTCAGGTATATCAATCCCCGTAACATTCCCACTACCATCCCATTTAGCATAAGGTACTTTTACTGTTGTTTGACCTGTAAATGTAACACCTGTAATGGCATAATTACCCGCCTTATTAAGAATAGGGCTATTTAAATTTAAATCAGAACTATATGACGGATTTTGAAACGCAATCATTTGACCTGAAACATATTTTTTAAGTGTTGATTTAGGACAAAGAATTACAATAGTGTTATCATAATGTTTTTTCCCTGGATTACTTTGTGGTTGATAGGTTACCCTAACTCTATTAACACCACCACCAGGATTATTTGTACCACCATCAAAATATTTAGCTTTAACATTAAATAAATTAATTCTATCAGCAATTGGTAATCCTGTAGTTATCCAAGTACGAGTTAGTGAACCCTGTTCATCAGAAGGATATGGAGCACCATAACCAGGATTTCCCGATTCACCATCAAATTGTCTACCGGTAAATTCATATTCAATAGCTAAACGTCTTGTTGAAGAATGTAAATCATATGGCCCATAAATAATGGAATTAAAAGTGGTATTACCTGTTTTAGGTATTTTCCAAGGTGAAATTGAAGATAATGGTAAAATTGGTGACCCCAAACTAAGAGGTGACGCTGAAAGAGAGTCAGGGATAATGTAATCACAAGGAACTATATCAGCATTACCTGTTTCTAAATCTGCTAAACCATTATCTTCATCAGGATTTTCATCAACAGGATTACCTTGTTCACAAGAACACATATTACAATCAGGATAAGTCAATAAAGGTACCGAAATACCACCTAAATTAATTTTCCATAATTGTACCAAAATATAAATACAAAGGGCTACAGCAAGTAAATAAGTTAACCCCATTGCTGCCATAGACCAATTAAAAACAGGTCCAACAGCACTCAACCCACTAAACGCACCAATAATGGAATCAACAGCTAAAACTCCAAAATAAACAATTATAAGTGGAAAGAACGCAACTCTTAATATCCACACAATAAAAAAAACGATATGTAATAAAAGAATTAAAGCATAAAATATTGGAGTTAATATTATACTTAAAAACGCAAATAACACATAAAAGAAATCAAATCTAAAATAACCATCATTTGTTGGATATCTATTATTCTCACTTTCACAAGTATCGTCTAATATATTTTTAATACCTGTAAATCTTTGATAACCACCTTTTCTCCATTCATCAATATATTGTGATACAGTATAAACTTTATTATATTGCATCATATAAAACCTATCTTTACAATCGATGGCTTCTTGTATCATTTCTGGATATTGTGCGTCGTCACCATAATCATTCCAATCTAAACTAAACGCATATGATTTTTGTTGTAAATTTCCACCCCAATCTTTAATATTTGGGACTAAATAATTAGCTCTTTTAGTTTCAGTTGAATTTGAAGGGGATTGAGACCATTTAACTTTAAACCTATACTTACCTTTTGTTGGAATACCTTTATGTGGGTCAGGAGATAGTACTTGTTCCCCAAATTCATTAGTTATATAATAATCCAAATTCATTGGGACATCCACCATCCAAGCCCCGTTTTCATCTATAATAGTACCCCCACCTTCTAAACCATACGATTCAAGGATTGGTCGTCCGGCACTATCGTGTTGAATAGTTTGTCTAATCGCCAATATTTCACCAGGTCCTGTTGTAACATTACATAAAAACCCTGAATCTCTTGTTGGTTTACCATTTGCTCTAATCGCGTTACTATCAGAATCAGATATCATTGACCCCATAAAAATAGCCGTAGGTCGTATATCAACATTAGCTTCACCCGTTAAATCAAAATCTGTTCTAGTGATACCCAAGTTACATATCTCAGGTTGACCCCATAATGGTTCAATCTCAACCGTTCTTTTAAAACTAACAATTTGAGGTAATTCGCCTAAATTAGTTGATGCTCTAAACTTGGTACCATCAACTTGATTTTCAGTCGCTCTACCCATTCTAATTAAATCCTGAGGAGATAACGAGAACTCCCCAATATCTGATAAATCAACATCAACAACAATAGTATGTGTTCCGGTTGGTACACCAAAAATCATATAATCACCACTATTATTGGTTACCGCATTATATTTGTAGTATTTGTCATATATTTCACCAAGAACAGGACTTAATAATACGTCTCTACGAGTGAAAAAAGTACCTGTTGGTACGTGTGAAGTGTAGGAAGGCTTGTAGGGTAAAAGATTATATCTATACCCATCATCATTAACATCATATAAATTACTATATGGATATATATTAGAGATTACAGGGTCATCTTTATCTGTAGAATCTAATGGAATAAAAATGGATATTTTAGCGTTTGGAATACCAAAACCATTGTTTACACTAACTCTACCTACAACAACACCGTAATCGGCACATTGTCGAGTGTAGATATCACTTTGTAAAATTTTTAAGGATAGTATCTCTAAATAATCGAACTCTTGGTCAATTAATACCTTTAATGAAGTATCAACACCAACTTTAGTTCTTATTCTAACCGAATTTGACATATATTATCTTTTTTAATAAATAGTTTATACACTATTTTTAAAAGATAATTCATTATTATTTAAAATAAATTATTATGAGAAATTAACTGTTTTAAGATTTTTAACTCTAATATTGATATCTTTGTTAGAATATCTAATTTGATAACTTTGAGTTGGTTCCGCATAAATGGTCTCATCAATTAATTGAATTTGTCTTGTTGTTGAGTCAGAATATCTTTGTGATGTTTGGGAAGATGAATATTGTCCTCCAACATTATTAAAGAATTGCACATCTGAAATTGTAATAACCCCATTTTCATTTTGTAATAATCTTTTCAAATCAGATACATTTACGTTTTGACCCATTTGTCTATTTAAAGGACTAAAATAATCAGAGACCACCGTAATTAATTGAGATATAACAGTACCTTGATTTTGAGAGTTATCTAATACCACATCCACATTCACACTTAAATCAATAACATTAGCACTTTGAACTGAAACATAATCATTTATCATTCGATAATTTGATAAATAATTTGCCACATTATTTTTTAAGGTATTTGAAATAACCTCAGTTAATGCTCCGGATTCATCATATGACAACATTTGAATGTTAATTTTATTATTTTGTTCAGTTATCGCCACTTTAGCTGGTGCACCATATTGAGATGGCATTGTTCTAATAATTGACTCATAGTCATTAACAGTAACTGCTCTGTTTTGAGCCGCAAAATTATAAGAAACCATATTTCTAACTTCTTCAGTTGTTGGGAAATCTGACCCACCAATAGCCGCTGTAACATTTGCACATCTTAATGAATTAACAACAGTTGTATTAACACTCTCAGAAGGCCCATTAACAAAAAAGGATACCGTACCAACTTGAGTGATTGTATTAACCCCTAAATTACTTCCGGTACCACCACCAACTCTATATTGAACAAATAACGTAGTATTAGCCTTTAAAGCACTACCTAACCCTAAATTATTTGAGTATTTATTTAAGTTTAAAGTAAATCCGTTTGCTGCAAATTCCCTTAATTGTTCGTCAGCCGATTGATTACCACCACCAAATGTCATTTTTAAAAACCCTTCAGGTGTAAATTCGGAAATAAACTTGTTACTAGTTTGAATATACTTACCAACTTTAATACTTGGAGAATCAGACACTTTTGTTGGGTCTTCAACAAAAACTCTATCTTGAACTAAAGCTTGAACTTCATACCATTTATTATCAACACCTAAAAATTCTTGTGATGAAGGAACATTACTATATTGTGTACCATCTTTTAATAAAACACCTGTTATACCTAACACATTCTTTTCAGGTAAAAATAACTCATAAAAAGGTTTAACATCATTAGGTGTTATAACTTTTTTAAATACTTTAGTCATACCATTAACAACAGTTTCTCGTTTAGTAATTGTATAATTAAGTATTCTATTATTTGAATCAAAATTTGGTATTTTCAATCTATTAGGATATCCTTCCGAATTAATTGGTGATGCAAAATCAATTTCATATACTGTTTCAAAAACTTGTCCTGCCCCGTTGAATTGGGAACCTCTTCTTAATACCCCACAATAACTTAAATCTTCTTTATCACCATAAGCAGGAACCGTAATTGAGAAATCAATTAATGCAACTGATGGTCTCATTCCCGGAATTTTTAATCCATAAGTTTTTGCAATATTATAAACTGATGACCTTTGTTGAGCGTATTGTAATACTGTCTCTTGGACACTTCTGTCAATATTAAATTGTAAGTTATCCGTTACAGCAGCATTAAGGTCTAATAAAACCGAAAATACCGATGCGTCATTAAAATTCTGAACAGTTTCAGGATAGTAAGTCTTAGTAAAATTTATAAGTTCCGTTCTGATTGATTGGAAATCTCTTGTTGTGTATGAAATCTTTTTATTAGCCATAATATTATATATTAATTATTACAAAATCGCTAGTATTGAAAACATCGTCTGTAATGATATAATCAATCCTAACTTTAGCGGTATGTTCTAATTGACCAATACCAGGTACTCTAAAAACTCTATCATTCTCTCCATTAACGTAAGACCCTTTATCTTCTTGTCCGTCAGACGCTGCAGTTACACTAATATTAGTAAGTTTTAAGTTTGGCATATACAAATCAACCGCGTCACGTATTTCCGATTCTATTTGTGAAAATGTTGGTGAATCTAATGGGTCAAAAAGAAATTCATATAATCTTGTTCCAAAATCAGGTAAATAATATCTAGAACCTTTTCTTGTTAATAAAAGGTGTATTAAATTATTTCTTATTTCTTTGTCGGTTGTACTAGATAAATCTAAATACTTCCCATCAAAAGAATCTCTGAAGGGAAAAGTTAAACCATATGTAATTCCATCTGCCATAACTATAAATATAGTGTCGTCATTATTTTTTATAAATACCCCCAAAATAAAAAATCACGACCTAAGTCGTGATTTATATTCTTATTAAGAACCACATCCGAAACATTCAAATTCCGTATCAGTTGGTTTTTGTGTTAATTCAACTTTTGGTTTCTCAATTTGTTTTGGTTGACTCACCTTTGAAATGTCCACCGCCAAGTGTTTAGCTCCGGTTGATATTGCCTTTGTTCTAACATAATAACAAAGAGTTTTCAATCCTTTACCCCACGAATGGAAGTGTGATGATGATATCTTTGATAATGTTGGATTAGACATATAGATATTCATTGATTGTGATTGGTCAATGAATGGTGCTCTGTCAGCCGCCATATCAATTAATTCTCTTTGTGAAATCTCCCAAATGGTTTTATACTTACTAATTAAGTGTTCGGTTTTCTCAACTTTTTTAAGATAATTTTTATCTTCAGGGTCAAGGTAGTTGTTAAAGTTAATGTTTTGAATTGAACCTTCATTTATTATGATTTCATTTTTTAAATCTTCACACCAAATTCCTAACTTTTCAAAGTCACTAATCAAGTATTTGTTAACAATCATAATTTCACCCCCAACAACTCTTCTATTAAATAAAGCCGAGTGAGCTGGTTCTGTCATTTCAAATGAACCCGTAATCTTA